CGGTCGTTGGTCGGGCTGTCGCCCTCGGTCGTTGGTCGGGCTGTCGCCCTCGGTCGTTGGTCGGCTGTCGCCTCTGCTGTTGATACATTTGTTCGTCTTGCTATTCTATACCAACTATAACAATAATTTATTAACATTCTGTTCATAATTTATCCTTTATTTGTTAACAACTCCATGATACAATAAAGAAAACTTAAGGAGATATAAAGAAATGAAAAGACCTAAAGACGGCATTATAAATAGTAAGTTAACACCTTATGAAATGTTGCAATATGCCATTTTACAGCAAGCGGTAGCAGATATTAAAACGACAACCTGGTATAAAACACCATCGGATGTAATGAAGTGTTCATATGAAGACGGAAAGGGTGCTGTACAGTACGTTATGTTATTATTGAGATATCACGGTTATACTAAAAATGAAATTGGCAACATTTTTAGAGAAATCACACCACATAACTATAAATATGACATTGTAAAAGAAGAATTAGAAAAGAGAGGAATCGAGTTATGAAACAAACAGAAATCCAGGCAAAATATTTCACACGTTGGCACTACGATTCTATCGAGTCCACTTCCAGTAAAGCGGAGTATATCGCCCGTGTCGGCAAACTTGCCAACGTTGCAAACAAGCGCGCCAAAACACTAACAACAGCAATATCAAAAGGCAGAATCACGGAAGATAGAACAGCACTTTTCAGATATCAGGATGCTGTCGACTACTTTAATAAGCACGTTTCTTATAACGCTACTTATGTTTCAACTGGAAAAGCAGTTTACAAAGATTTTTCGATTCGCGAATTGAGAGCGTTAGAAAACAAGCTTTTGCACTATATTGAAGCAAAAGCTTCAACAGCAAGAGGCAGTATTGAAGTAGAAAACAAGCGTGTTGCAACATTCAAGGAGCGTTACGGAGTTGATATATCTAAACTTAGCAAAAGCGTTCGTGACAAACTTTACACTACGTTGCATTATCTGGCAGATAAAAAATATGCAAAGCTTTCAAGTGATCAAATTGTTACACTGTTAACAGAGGCAATAAATACAAACAATAGAGAGGGCTTGCAAGAACTTTTTAAAGAATTTGAAGAATTATATCCAAATTTAAAAGATCAAGCTGAGTTTAGAGTCGCAATTATACAAAATAGTTCGCTATCATGGAAAGATAAAGCGAGAGAATTTAAAGCGGCAAACAAACTATATAAAAGCAATCGAGCGAAGCCAAAACCAAAGTTTATAAGGCAGGAGTTGTAAATTATGATAGTTCAATGTTTAAATAGGTCAAACAAATATGATGATATCGAAGTTAAGTCAGTGACGGACTATGTGCCGTCACATGGCTTTTCTTTGCATAAACCTTTAGGCAAAAAGAAAGACAGTCCTTATTATATTGATCAATTTGCAACATTTGACATTGAAACCACTTCACGTACTCGAATTGAGAAAGATGATCAAGGCGAAGAAGTCGCAAAGCCTATTGATGCTTTTATGTATGTATGGTCTGCTTGCATTGATGGCGAAGAAGTGCAAGGCAGATACTGGAAAGATTTTATTGTTTTACTTGATAAAATACAAGCTTACTATAAAACAAGTGAGTCACGGTATTTTGTAATTTACGTTCACAATCTTCAGTTTGAATTTTCCTTTATGATTGGATATCTAAACGACTATAGCGAAGTATTCGCAACTGGTAAACGCAAACCGCTTGTATGGCGATTAAAGAAACGTGGTATTGAGCTGAGGTGTAGTTATAAGCTCACAAACATGTCGCTTGATAATTTCACGAAAAAAATGGCTGGATGTACACACATAAAAGCAAAAGGCGATTTGGACTACTCACTTATACGGCACAATGAAAGCTATATCAATCCTACTGAGTGGGGATATATAATCAATGATACTTTAGGACTTTGGGAAGCAATCAGTTACATGCTTACAAAAGATAAAGATACAATTGCAACTGTGCCGCTGACAAGTACTTCTTATGTGAGACGTGATATGAAAAGAGCTATAAGAAAAGGCACTACCACCAGAATGCTAAAGAAAAAGCTAGCTTTAACAGACAAAACATATAAACTTTTAAAAGAGGCTTTCCGTGGTGGTGATACTCACGCCAACATGATAAAGTGCGCGAAAATCTATCATGACGTTTATAGTTTTGATGCTAGCAGCATGTATCCAGCTATGCTTCTTTTGATGAAGTTTCCAGTTACGGCATTTGAAAAAATGCCCGTAACATCAAAATGTTTAAAATACATAAAAAGTAAAGAGCTTGCATGGATAGCACAAATAAAGCTTACAAATGTAAGACTTAAAGAAGATCAATACAATCCGTATCTATCTATAAGCAAATGCCGCAACTTGCAAGGGGTGGATCCCGACAACGGTAGAGTGTGGAAAGCTGATAGTTTGGAAACAACAGTTACAGATATAGATTTTTCAATTATTGACGAATGCTATGATTTTGATAGCATTGAAATAATAGAAGATACCCTCTATACAGCACGTTATGGATATATTCCAGATGATGTAAGAAGTGTTATCATGGAATATTTCACGGCGAAAACAAAACTGAAAATAGCCGTAAAGAAAACAGCGCCAAATTCAAAAGAGAGGGAAGAAGCGGAGTACGATCTACTGAAAGCTAAAAATAAATTAAACGGTATTTATGGCATGGCGGCAACAGACCCTGTTCATCCTATTATGTTGTATTTGGAAAACGAATGGCAAGAATTTTCTTATGCAAGGTATGAAAATGATATTGCATATAAAGAAAAAGTTGATGCAAGCGGCTTTAAAATTCCAGATGAAAAGAGCATTACAGAGCAAAGTGAAAAAAGTGTACTGCCTTATGTTTGGGGGGTATATACAACAGCACATGCAAGAAAACACTTGCGTAGGATTTTAGCATGCGCGGAAAGCTCTTATATTTATTGTGATACAGACAGCTGTAAAGCAACTAACTTTAATTTTGAGAAATTGACAGAATTAAATAATTGGATATATGAGCTGTGTGAAGAAACTAATACTTTTGTTGATATTGACGGCAAAAAATATTATATCGGATATTTTGACTGTGAAAGCGATGTAAAATCTGAAAATAGGTATGAACCCGAATACAAAGATTTTAAAACGCTAGGTGCAAAGAAGTATTGTTTTAATGCGTATAAAGAAACAAAAGATAAAACGTATTTTGGTTGTACTATATCAGGAGTTAAAAAGGCAAGGGGGGCAGAAGTAATTAAAAACCTTGATAACTTTAGAGAGGGGTTCAAAATAAAGAATAGCGGTGGTTTTCAAATCTGGTATAATGATAGCGATACTGTCACAAAAGCAAAAGTTGTTGATTATCAAGGCAAAGAAGCAATAACAGAGTATACAGGCTATAGTTGTATGATAGCTCGCGATTATGAGATAGGTTTATCATATGATCAAATCAAGAATTACACTATAGTTGATGCAATAGTAGAGTAAATAACGTTTTATTTGCAAAACTTTTGTAAATAATTTATTATATACTTGTAAAGGATAATAACCTTAAATAAAAGAAAAGAGGATAACGAAAATGAGAATTGAAAGACAATCAAGAGAATTTGACAAGAAAGAAATGTTTAAGATGGCAAATGACAATCATTTGTTAATGAAGAATTTACCAGATGATAGTATCGTAAATGTTACAGATTATGTACGCTACACGACAGATGACAATAAGGAAGTGGCTGTTTTCTATCATACCAACATTGAGACAGGCGAAGTTGTAACAATTGCAACGTCAAGTCCAACCGTGATCAAGACTGCAGAAAGCGCATATGATTATATGGAGACTTACAATTTGCAGTTTAAGCTGACAAGATCGCAAAGTAAGGCAGGCAGGACTTATATGAATTTTGAGCTGGTATAAGGCAGGAAGGGAAGTCAAAACGACTTCCCTCTTTTAAGTTAAAGAGGTGATAATATGACTATGAGTTTATACAAAGAAAACGGATATTTGAATTATAAATATATTTGTGATATTGGACAGCGATATATAGATATCATAGGCGGAAGAGGTATCGGAAAATCGCATTTGATATGTGATATCTGGAATGATGGGCACTTCCCTATTTTATACGTGCGTAGAACAAACGTTGCACTTGAGAACAGCTTTTCGACTATAGGCGACTTTGTAAAACCTGATTGGTTTGGAAAAGATATTCGTTTGAAATATAACGACAAAAAAGGTTATGGCAAAGCGTATCTGACAGACGAGGACTTGCAAAACGATAAACCTTTTATAGTAGGTGTTTCGCTGTCTACTTTTCAAAACAAAACAGGTATAGATTTCACACGCTTTTATGATGTAATTTTTGATGAATTCATTCCACAAAAAGGTGACAGAACTATAAAAAATGAATTCCAGGCATACAAAAATATTATGGAGGTTCTTTTCAGAAACCGCCCAGACTCGGAAACGGAAAAAATAAGAACATGGTTTTTTGGGAACTCTAACGCAATTATGTCTAACATTTTAATTGGATATAGACTTATCCCAGACTGTTACAAGGCGGTAAAAGAAAGAACTGAAATTACACAAGTAGATAGGTGCGAGACAACACTTATATTACCGTTTAAGTCTCCTATTTCTGAGAAAAAGAGACAAAACGCTTTTTATAGAAATCTTCCAAAAGGCAGAGCGAAAATGGAACTTGATAATGAATTTATGGATTTGGAAGATGACAGAATACGGCATCAAAACTTAAAGGAATATACACACGATATGAAAACACCTCTGTTTTCTGTGTGGCTCCATAAATCAGACTTTAAATTTTACGTGACTAAACCTATGCGTTCTCATTGTGATGATGTTTTTGATGCTTCTCCATCATCATTAGAGAGGTGGCAAACAAGTAGTAAAAAGTATCTAAAACCAATGTTTATTAGTGGTGACATAACATTTTCAGACTATGAAACACAGTGCGATTTTTTAGCATCTTTTGATTGTGTATCATGGTATGATATTCTATAAAGTTGTAATTGACAAACAATTATATGAATGATATATAATAAATAGGCGGTTGCACTATCCAAACACTAGCCAGTGTGTGCGAGTCGGGGACGACAGACAGACCGCCTATTACTGCTGTATAGCGTAGCTGGTTAGCGCATGTGACTTTGAATCACAAAGTAACAGTTCGATTCTGTTTACAGCTGTCAACAAAAATAAAGAAAGAAGGTTAAAAATATGAAAATTGATGAGATTTTAAAGCTTGTAAATGCAGGGTACAGTAAAGATGAAATTGCAGCGTTTGACGTTAAAGCAGAACCAAAGGCAGAACCAAAGGCAGAACCAAAAGCAGCCCCAAATGATTTTGACTATGACAAGTTTGCAACAGCGCTTGTAAAAGCACAGCAGCTAGCCAATGGCAAGACTAATTTTGGCGGTTCAAACGACAAGACAGATTTCAGTAAGTTTTTCTAAAAGGGGGTAAACAATGGCAAATCTTACATATACACAAATTGCGCCACTACTTACAGAAATGTATAACCAGTATACTGGTAGAACGTCTGCTCAAAATTTAACTTTTGGGCAAATGCAAAATACGTTTAAAATGGGCTTTGATAAAGAAGATGACAACCTTTATCAAATCATTCCAACAGTTCTTGCAAAATCAATTTATTCTATTCGCCCGTATTCACGAAAACTTTCCGGTATGGTTTGGGATGCTCAACGATACGGCAATTATATTAGAAAGTTTACCCCGATTGTAAATAAATCTGAGGTTGATAATGATGAGTGGAATATTAACGCTGAGCTTGCTAAAGCTGAAGAAAATCAAGACTGGAAATCTGGAACAAAACCAGTAAAGTATGATGTACTTCTTACAATTGCAAGTGGCGGTCAAACTTATGCTAGGAAGTATACTATTTATAAGAATCAGATCAATGCAGCATTTGATTCTGAGGCAGGAGTTGCAGCATATTTTTCTATGATGATGACTGAATTTTCAAATGCTTATGAGATTGACCTTGAAAATAGGTCGCGAGCACAACTTGCAAACCTCGCAATTATCCTTGCTGATGCAGGTAAAGCAACACCTACAAGCGGTAATATGTGCAAAAAAGAGCAGGTTTTCCATGCGTTAACAAAGTATAACGCTGAGACGGGGCTTGGAATGACTGCAAAAACAATCATGAATCCCGCTGATTTCCGTCCGTTTATGATTTGGTTGTCGGCCGAGATGAAAACACTTAAAGAAAACCTTGCTGTTCGTGGCACTCGTTTTCACGGTGATTTCACAGACAAAGTTGTAAACCGACACACTGACGCGGCAGACTTGCGTTTTTATCTGGTTTCAAAATTTGGAAATTATTTTGAGGCTAATGGTTCAGAATTTTTCCACCCTGAGAAAGCCGAGTTGGGCGACTATGAGAAAGTAACTTTCTGGACCGATCCAAGCAATCCAATGCAAATCAAGGGAAGTGCTGAGGGGGTAAAACAAGATGGAGTTACAAAGTTTACTTTATCAAATCAAACAGTTAACAACGTTCTGGGAATTATGATGGATATTGATACACTGGGAATCGTTCCGATTGATCAATGGAGCGCACTCGAACCATTAAATGCACGTTTTGGATTCAGAAACGGTTGGAATCATTATACATTCAATACTCCTGTTGATTTTACTGAGAATGCAATTTTGATTTTACTTGATTAAACAAAAGGGGGTACACATGGCATTTGAAGTTAAATTTGGAAAATCAGACAAAAGAATAAATAGTACGAAAATACCTACATTTTCAGAAAGTGCAACATGTGTGCTTAAAAGCGGTACTAGTGTCGAAAGACCCACATTTATTTTGCAGACAGTTTCCCCATTTGATTGGAATGTAGCATACTGTGAAACTTTTGGCAGATACTATTTTGTAAATGATGTTACATATGTAGAATCAACGTATGAGATTTCATGCACTTGTGATTATCTGGCAAGTTACAAAAATGAGATTTTAAGTAATTCTATGTATGTAACAAGATCCTCAAATGTTGCAAATTTTAACCGATACTTGATTGATACAATGTTTCCGACTACAGCTCAACCAACCATTTCACAGTCAACAGCAACTTTACCAACTTCGACAACAGGCTCGATTTTGTGTTGCATTATCGGTAATGGCGAAAATTCTTTTTTGTCTTTACATCCCGCAACGTTTAAAGCTGTAACAAAATATTTATATTCGCCCGATTATTTAAACGGTTTAAACACAATTTTGGAAACGCCAGCCGATGTGCAGAAAGAAATAGTTCGACCGCAAGACTACTTACAAAGTGCAATATGGGTTCCGTTTGATGTTACAGACGGAGTACCAACACAAATTGTACTCGGGTATGTATCTACAAGTTACAGTGGTAGAGACGTGGGCACGGGCGAAGTGTTTACGCATACTGTAGAACTCGCAATTCCTCATCACAGTGAGAGCGAGACGCACAAATACATGCTATATGAACCTTTTACACAATACGTTCTAACTTTGCCTTTTATTGGTACTATGCGGTTGGCAAGTAAAGAGCTTGCTGACATTGAGTCGCTATCTGTAAAATATTCTGTTGACATAAACGGCGCTATTTTCGTTACAGTTAAAGCAGGAAGCATACTTCTTTTCACAGCAACTGGAAACTGTGGCGCTCCTGTAAGTTACTCATCACGCTCTACAAATGTAATAGGAACTGTATCAAGTGCAATAGGTGCAGCGTTTTCTTTTGCAACTCATAATATTTTAGGCGGTATCTCTGCAATTGAATCCGGTATTTCTAGCATCGCCCCAACTGTTGAAACAAGTGGCGGCAGTGGTGGTACAATGGTAGGTAGCAACGTTATTGCATTGAGAGCGATTTTTGCAAATCAGCCAAACCGTGATTATGAGCATTTTGGATATCCTGTTTGTAAAAAGATAAGTTTATCTAACTTATCTGGTTTTTTGCAATGCGAAAGTGCAGATGTAAGTTGCTCTGCAACTGAGAACGGAAAAGCAATAATCAATGACTTTTTGAATGGGGGTATTTTTATAGAATGAAACCTTTTGCATATAGTGGGTACTATGTGGGGGAAGGTGTTTCAAGTCCTATCATAAATGAATATGAATCTAGGCAAAATCCAAACATGGTTCATATTAACAACACCTGGGACTATGCAACATACTTTAGATATTTTTTACAACGTGCAGAAAGTCTTATCATTTTCGATGGTATGCCTCAAAACTGGGCTAAAAATTATATATATCCTCTTTTGTTTTTAAAAGGAAACTTTTGTGTTATGAACACAGCTCGTTTTGGTATCATTCCACAACACGGAAATCCGTATGGTTTTGATGTACAATATCAGCCTACAAATTATATAGTTGCTAATCCAGCTTTTGCCGCTAGTTTTAATGGCGATTTGGTTATAGGTGAAGATTGTGAGATTGTAAAATTAACACCTGATTGGTGCGGTATTGGAGATCTTATCAATTCATATGCTCAGCGTGTAGCGTTAACGCTCTCAAACTGTGACGTTGCTAGTGCACTTGCAAAGTTTGGTTTCATTTTTACAGCCAAAAACAAAAGCACTGCTGAAACATTTAAAGTTGCTTTTGATGATATCATGTCTGGAAAGCTTGCTGTTGTGATCAATCAAGCGCTATATGATAAGGAAACGGGAAAGCCATTGTATGAGTTCTTTAATAATGACATCGAAAAATGTTACAATGTTGTTAAAGCTGCATTGGAAAGCGTTGAACAACTCAAACACGCTTTTGATATGGAAATTGGCATTTATACAGCACCTGATAAGAAAGAGCGTATGATTACAGATGAGGTTGAAGAAACCAAAAACGCTGTAATGTCAAAGTGCGAGTTGTGGGTTGAAACTATTAACGAATGTTTAGAAAAGGTAAACGCACATTATAACCTTGACATTCGCGCACGTTTACGGTATCCTAACAATAGAGGGGGTGAGAAGCGTGAGAACTATAATTCCAATAGCGACTCTGTATGACTATGATAATAGTATCTTTAACGATATCTATGTTAAAGGTGTTTCAAAAGAGCAACTCATTGAACACTTTTTGCTATCATACGGAGACTTGACACCTGTTTACCAGGATCCCAAATATTTAAGACGCAATGTTACAAGTGTAGCACGGTCGCTACAATGGACTATTGATCACTTGTGGGAAGTAACACGGCTTGAATACAATCCTATAGAAAATTATGATAGAATGGAAAGCTGGACTGACACGGGCGGCGGCACTTTCCAAAAGGGAAAAGTTGATACTGAAGAAACGTTTAACAAAGGTAGCGTTACAACAACTTTTGGAAAAGTTTCCGACAGTACTCATAAGGTTGCTGCTTTCAATTCTTCAACTCCTGAAGTTGCTAACACCGATAATACAACCGACAGCGGAAGTGATTCCCAGACTTTTGGTGCTGACACCTCACACGGAAGTGTTACCAATGGTTTGGATGAGTCAACAACAAGCGGAAAGCATGAGGGAAGGATTCATGGAAACATAGGCGTTACTACTTCGCAACAAATGATGCAAGCGGAAATTGATTTGACTAAAGCTTACAATTTTCTTGATGAGGTTTGCAAGCTGTATGCCGATAGACTTTTGATAGGAGTGTGGTAATATGGAAATCATGAACGCAATTGCGCAAATATCACAAATGGTTGGTGTACCATGTGTTTGTTTAGGTGCAGTAATGTGGTATGTGAACGCGCTTGACGTAAGACAGAGAGAAGAAAGAAAAACATGGTATGAAAAACATGACCAAGAAAGTTCAAATTGGGTTGACGCTCTGAATAACAACACAAAAGTTATCACAGAGCTGTTGACAATAGTAAAAGATAAGGAGAATTAAAGATATGATTTATGATATTCCTGATAAGAACGTTGCATATATTGCTAAAGCGAGAGAGCTTTACAAAAACCGGGACAAGTACGCTTACCTTTACGGTGCGAAGGGGCAAAAGTGTACTCCGGAGGTATTTGAGGCGCTTTGGGCGGCAGAGCCAAATTATTTTAAAAAGTATAACGCTGCCCAAAAAGCTCAAATCAAGTCTTTCTGCTTGGAAAAGATTGTTATTGATTGCAGCGGCTTTATTAACTTAGTCACTGGAAAATTCATGTATTCGACTGCCTATATAAACAGTTGTACAAATATAACGACTCCTGACAAGACTAAAGACGGAGATTTACTTTATACAACTTTTGGCGGCACTGGTAGGCACATCGCCCTCGATATAGGACACGGCTTTTTTATGCATTGTGGGCGAGAAAATGAAACTATTTCAATAGGTGTTATTGCGGGATATGGTTGGGAAAAAGGTGGTATGTTAGTATGAAAATAACTTATAACGGTAATGTTATCATTATTCAATACGAAGCAGGTGAGAAACCAACAAAGATTCAGTTAGCAGACGGATATAGTTTCGATACTATCGCTGTTATAGGATACACTAATTTAACAGAAATATATAAAGGGATCACTTTTGTTGCTGGCGAGCCTATGAGATTCCCCCCCGTCAACTCCAAAAGTCCTTGCACTTTGCTTCCTGTAATACATGATAATACAAAATCAGCTTATGTAAGAATTCTAATTATGAAATTTGGTCAAATACCAGATGCGCACTATTTCGATAAGGCTTTTGAACCAATTTTAGTTGTTGGCGATGACGGGAATGAGTACAATGTGATTCCCAGCGATCAATTTAAATAAAAGGCGGTGATAGTATGGCATTTTCAAATTTTCCTTATACAGATTTTCACAATTTAAATCTTGATTGGCTACTGGAAACTGTAAAGGATCTTGATACCAAATGGGATGATTACTATACACAGTGGAATAAGTGGCAATCAGAAGTGCAAAATTATATTGATAATTTGGACTATATCGCCGCCATTGACAATTATCTTGATGCTTTAAAGGCAAGTGGTGAATTTTCTGATATTATTGATACATGGTTAACAGAGTATGGATTGATAACAATTGGCGACTCATACGGGGAAGGGTATACGCCGGACGGCATGGTGAAACCGTGGTGCGATATTTTACATGAACAGTATTTTAGTGATGCTACATTTTATGTTAATAAAAGTTTAGGCGGCAGCGGATTTGGTGCGAATACTCACTTTTCAGAACTGCTATCACAGGCAATCGCTACACTAACAGATAAGCAAAAGAAACAAGTTAAATATGTTGTTGTTGCAGGTGGATGGAATGATCAATTTATTGCTTCTTCTACTGTCAATAGCGGTATTAAAGATACGATTGCTTTAATGTCACAATTACCAAACGCAACACTTTACATTGGATGGATTGCTACACCTATCATCGGTTTTACTACTGTTGCAAAAGTTAAAGCTTATAATGAAATTAAAATATTATATGAGACCTACTGGGGAAAGTTTAAGTTTTTAAGCGGTGCTGATAGCGCTTTACGTTGGACTAGCGTACTTGCTAGCGATAACATCCACCCTAACGCTACTGGACAGGCTTCAATTGCAGATATGATTTATAAGGCAATGGATGGTTACGCGTCATGGAATCGAAGCGGCGAATTTGCGCTTGACGGGGTTGATTGCACACTAAATGACTACAAAATGCCTGTTGTGTTGACTAACACCAACGCACATTGTAGCTTTAGGCATGTGGCTAGCTTTCTTGATTTGTCTTTCCGTACAGCCAAGAATTTCACATATGCCGCTGTTAAAGTTATGAATCACAATCTTTCTTTTGTAAATGAACAAAGTATCTGTAATTGCAATGCCGTTGTTCATGATGCTAGCGGTTATCATCAATGCATGGCGGTTCTCACTATCAATCCTTTCGATGCCACCCAGGTTGACAGCGGCGCTATTTACTTAAAGTTGGTTGATATAAGCGGTAGCGGGTATGCTACTTTTACAAGTGTAACTGAAATCCAGTTGTATGGTGTAGAATTTAACATTCCACTTAATTAAAAGAGGGGCTTGAACCCCTCTTTTTTATGCTCTGTATACTTCCATTAGTGTAGGATGAGAAACATTTGGAAAACGATTGATATAAGAGTAAGCATCTTCTTTAGCTTCCTTCGCATTATATGATAGCGTTTCGATATACTCTACTTTTATGTAGTCGGTATCGGTGTCCAGATATGCAATCTCTACACAATATTTATATTTCATTCTTCGCATTTTTTTCTTTCTCCTTATATGCAATGTTGTTTTGCTCTTTAATTATATTATCTACTATAACAGTTAAAAATACTACATTCCAGTACAGACTAGTTATATCGTCAACGCTAGTAAGCTCTAATAGTATCTTTCTTGATTGATAGAAATACTTATAAAATTCTGTTCCATTATAGTAAGACATATAAAATTCTATTTTGCGTTTACATTTATCAAATATCCGGTGAAATTCGTCATTAATCATTTCTTTACTCCTTTTATTTAGAACGTTTAGGTACTAAACAAATTTCCCATGAAATCACTATGTAATATTCTCGATATGATCTCAAAACTCTATCTATTAAATCATCGCAAATCGAGTCTAGTCTATCAATTCCTTTTTAACGTTTCCATATGAATCACAACAAGTCACTTCAATATAAATACTATAGTCCCGCTCTAAACAGCTCATTTTATTACCCCCCTTACAAGAAAATCAAGTGATGATTTTACAGTTTCCATAAGTTGAATCTCTCCCAGTGTATCACTTGTGGCTGTGCAATCGTAGATATAAGCATACATTTTCATAATGTCATTATGAAAAAATGGTGTTTCTAAAATTTTATCCTTGCTTTCTTGTAAAAGTCTATTTTTCTTTATCTGTGTTAAATTATCCATATCTTAATCCTCACTTTCTGCTAATAAAACTTCAATGTTATCAAAATTTAAATCACATCCTATTGTAGCAATCCTCATTTCCGCGATATATGCCGCCTCGCATTCATGAATAAAATTCTTATGCGCTTTTATACAACTATGTGACTTATAGTTATAATTGCAATGTACAAAAGGTGAGACAATAAAGCATGTGTTTTGATTTGGCCAATGATTAATATTTCAATTTTTGCAATTATTGTCTTATTTGGGTGTAAACAATCTGTATCAAAATATTGACCAATGATTAATATTTCAATTATTGCAATTATTGTCTTATTTGGGTGTAAACAATCTGTATCAAAATATTGGTCTTTTACTGTTTCGCATCCCTCGAAAACATCATTGCCTTTTGCGCACTCTGCATTTTCTATGGAATCTTCACAAAAGTCTGGACAAACTGTGCATTCTTTTGCAATGCCTGACTCAATAAAATCTTCCGATGTGTAATCATCGTAGTGCTTTTCTGATTCTGAATTACTTGCTGTTTCCTCATTATCAGTTGCTGATTCTAAAGTACTTGCTGTTTCCTCATTATCATTTTTAATGTATTCATAAATATAATCAATGGCATAGTTTAATGATAATACCTCAACTGAATAATACACATTTTTCAATCTTGCATCATTCTTAAAAACCTCGATTCTAATATTACCATCTTCTAGTAGCCAACAATCAATATAATATTTATTTCTAATACCTTGATTGTCAAATATTACTGATGCTCCAATTAACAATTCACTATCAGAATTCGGTATAGCAACCACAAAATAACAATCATTCTTAAATTTTCTTTCCAACTTATTAGCATAAGTTTTTAATGTTGATTCTTTATATTTACTCATTTTATTTACTTCCTTCCTTTATCTTTATGATTATATTCTACTGTATTACTGTTAACATATTATGACATAATTGTAAATAAATTGTTAACAATATATGTTTTAATTTATAAACGTTCTTTATATTGTTATTTTTAATTGTCTGACAACTTGTGGGGAAATTACACATTGTATATTATATTTAAGAAGTATCTC